TCTCCCAGACCTGCCCGAGATCCCCGATATTCTCGGCCGCCCCCTCCAGTGCGCCGAGCGAGAGCCCCGCGAGCTGCTCGCTGATCTCACCCGCTGCGGCAGACGCGCCGCGCAGCGAGGCAGCCAGATCCTCGTCTACCTTCTCGGCGGCGAGCGCGGCGAGGTTGATGAGCTGAGAGAGCCCCTCGACCACGCCTGTCAGCGCGCCCGTGACGAAGGCGAACACCACCTTGTTGACGGCGGCGATGATGTCGTACATGGCGCGGAAGGCGTTGACGCCGAGGCGCACGACCGTCACGACGCCTGCGATGAAGTCGGCGTTCTGTGCGAGCGTGATGCTGAACGCCTGGACGGCATCGATCGCCATGTCCAGCCCGTCAAGGATCAGGCCTTGCAGCCCTTCCTTGTTCTCCTCGACCATCCCCTCGACCAGACGCAGCGCCTTGGTGAGCGGCTGCAAGACGGCCTGAAAGAGGCCCGACTCTACGATGACCTCGCCGACCTTCTGCGTCAGCTCACCCGTCGCGTCCGTCAGGTTTTTGAGGCTCTGGAAGTTGGCGTTGCCGCCCTCCGCTGCGCCCGCGTAGCTCTCCGCGAGCAGCTTCTGCGCAGCCGCCGCCTTGCCCGCCGAGGTGGGGATCGCCTCAAGCACCGCCTCCTGATCCTTGGTGATCGCGACAAGATCGATCAGGGAGCCGATGTCACCCTTGATCGCCTTGGCGTACAGCTCGGCGGCGGACGTCGCCTCGATCTGCTGGCGGGCGGCGATGCCGAGGATGATCGAGAGATCCTTGGTGGTGACCTCTGCTTGCCCCGTGAGCTGGATATACTTGGACAGACCCGCAAAGATCGCCTCATCGCCGAAGGCCGTGCGGTCCGCGAAGTCTGCCGCCGCCGCCGCCAGGGTATCAAAGCGGGTCTCAAGCGCCTCACCTTGCAGCCCCGCCCTTGAGAGCGACTCGATGAGCAGGCGGTTCGCGCCCTCCTGCTCGCGGTACGCCTCCACGGCGCCAGAGATCGCACCAGCGACGCCAGTGATCGCAGACGCGGCGAGCGCCGCAGCGGAGCGGGCCAGCTCAAGGCCGCTTGAGAGCCCGGTCAGCACGGTCGCCCAGCGGTCAGACTTGCCGCCCGCCTCCTCGGTCGCCTTGCCTGCCCCCTCGCTCGCCTTGCCCAGACGCTCCGCCTCCTCGGCGGCGCGTGCGAGCGCGTCTGTCGCGGCGTCGTCCTTGACGCGGATGATGATGACGACCTGCTCGGCGGCTGACATGTCAGACCTTCTTGGTGGTGCGAGGCTTCTTCACAGGGGCGGCGGCTGGCTGGATCGGGTCACAGGTCGCGTTGATCGCCTCGACCGCGGCAGGCACGAGGTGCGCACCGAAGACGAGCCCGAAGGTGCGGAAGACCTGAGAGGCGCCCTGCTCGTCCCAGCAGCGCTCACGAGCGGCGGCGTCAAGCCCTGCCCAGTCAAGCCCCTCGACCTCAAGGGTCAGGTCGGCGAGCAGGGCGCACACCTCGCGGATCTCCTCGGCAGGCACCGCCACCTTGATGTCCTGCGCATCCTCGGCGCGGGCCTCGGCTGCGATGCGGGTGGCACGCATGACGCTTGGCACGCGGTCCGCGAGCGTGGCGATCTGAGAGCCAGCGGGCCGCTTGAGCTTGACGAGCGAGCCGTGCACGCGGACCTTGAGCCAGACACCATCACCGTAAAATCGCATCATTGTGGCACCAGTCCGAGCTGAGAGAGGCGGTCACGCACGCGCTCGCGCTCCTGGCGCTGCTTGCGGGCGTCTGCCTGTTTGGCTGTCTTGCTGTGTCGCCAGATCGCGCTCATCTGCCAGAGCCACCACGGCGCGGACAGGTCGGGCTGATCAAGCTGTGGGGTGTGGGCGAGGAGCTGGGCGAGCGCCGCCCGCTGGGGCGGTGTGTAGCGGCAGGGGATGTGCGCCGGGCCTGCCTCACCCTTGCAGACAGGGCACTCACACCCACCATCCCACAGGACACGACACGCCGCCGTGAGCGCCTCATGGGCCTCGCGGGTGAGCGACACCGAGGCGAGCAGATGGTGGGCGAGCTGCTGCTGCTCGCCCCATGTGAGCAGCAGGTCAAGCACGCGGGGGCGGCGCCAGATGGGGATCTCGCCCCACGCAAGCGGCGCACCGCCGTCGCCCTCCACCCCCTCCACCTCGACGATGCGGGCGGCGAGCCACGCGGTCAGGCGGTCGGCGCGGGGTGGCAGCAACGCGCCTCCCGTGGCGATGAGCTCAAGCACGTCCTGAGCCTCCACGGGGGGCAGCGCCCACCACACCACGCCAGCCGCCTGCCGCCATGGATCAGGGCACCTCATCATAAACGATTGAGAAATCGTCATCTTGCGTGAGGTCACCCCACCCGCCGTTCAAGAAGAAGGGGACGGTGAGGTTCTGGATGCCACCCTCGGCGCCGCGGGAGTAGGCGCCGATCTGGAGCTTTGAGCCCGAGATGGTGATGCGAGCCGAACCCGTCGCGCCAGTGCCCTCGGTGAGCACGATCGAGAAGGCGAGCTCTGCCCCGCTCACGAAGCTGTCCACGACCTGATCATGCGCCGTGGCGCCGTCGAGCAGGTCGAAGCTCCCGGCGATGCGCTGGGCCGCGGCGCGGGTGAGGTAGACGTTGCGCACGTTGGCCGCCGCGCCCATGCACTGCTTGACGTCCTGCGTCCAGTTCAGATCGAGGTTCAGCGCGCTGACGCAGTAGGTGTTGCCGCCGACCGTGACCGCCATGTTGGTGCACATGATCGGGCTCTTGTTGGCGTAGGCCTCGGTGCCGCCGCCCGAGCGCGCAGTGACCGCGGTAGATCCATTCTTCAGGAGGGCCGCTGCGCCCGTGCTCGCGCCGATGAAGGCCGCCGCGTCGCTGATCTCCTCGGTGTAGCGCCCCGTGGCGTTGAACGAGAAGAACGCCTCCTGGTTCAAGGCGAACTGGAAGTTCGCCGACCCGCGCACGCCCGTGGAGTACTGGAGGCGCCAGTTGTTATCGTCGAGGTTGCGCGTGTAGAGGTAGATGCTCGCGCCCGCCTGCTGGGCGGTCGAGGGGCGATAGGTGGCAGAGGTCGCAGACACGATCGTCTCGCTCATGCCGCACGCCTTGAGCGCCCACGCGTAGTAAGGCATCTCCTCGCCAGCGTCGCCGCTGATCCAGCCAGACAGCGGAATGTCGCCCGTGATGGTCGCCCGGTCAGCGATCGTCTTGTGGGGCACACCCGACTGCGAGCCACGCGCCCGGTCGATCTCCACCACCGTGCGCACAGGCGCGATGGTGAAGTTTTGGCGGACGTCCTGCCAGACGATATCCGCTGTCGCCGTGGTGAGGATCGGCTCTACCGCGTCGGTGCCATAGGTGCCCTCGGAGTAGGCGAGGATGCGCTTGTAGTTTGCTGAGATGTCAGCCATTTATCAGGTCTCCTTGTGCGAGCGGGAAGGTCAAGGCAGCGGGCGGCGCTGCGGGATGGCGAGGAGCTGCGTGAGCGTGAGCGTGAGCTGGGCGACACCCCACGCCGGGAAGCCGTCCTCTGCGATCACGTCGGCGACGTCAGAGATCGGCGTCAGGTCGTGCACCGCCACCTGATCGCACAGGTACTTGTGCAAGCAGTTGAGCAGCGCCGAGAGGTAGACCTCACCGCGCCGCAACATCAGCTCATCGGCTTGCAGCGGCACGCCGCCGACAGAGACGGGGGCCTGTGGGCGGTACTGGTAGGCGAGCGCGATCGCGACGTCTAGCTCGCTGGTCGCCTTGTAGGTGGATGGCCCACCCGACGCGGCTTGCACGATGCGCCGCGGGGCGTCGGGGGCGATCACGACGAAGCAGCTGTGAGCCCGTGCGGTCGCTGTATAGTCAATGGTCTGCTGCAAGAACAGACCGGTCGGGGCGGGACACTCCAGCGCGAGCGAGGTGGCGGCCACGCTCGCCGTGATCTCGGCGCCGAGCTGTGCGGCGAGCACCGTGCGCACACGCTCAAGGGCGAGCCGCCTGCTCTCTGCGATGCTAATCTGCGCCATGTCACTGATCCCAGCGGTTGCCGCGTGTCTGACCACGCGCGATGTAGATGGCGAGCAGCTGCGCCAGACGGCTGCGTGAGCGCTCCGAGAGCGTCACGAGCGGGCGCCTGGGGATCGGCTCGCCATAGGGGTTTACGCCCGTGCCGTTCTGATGGCGGGCGGCGTAGGGGACCGCCGTGCCAAAGACCTGCGCATCACCGCGGGCTGCGAAGATGTGCAGCGGGTGGCGCGGGTTGATGAGCGAGGGCACGAGCCGCTCCTGCTCACCAGGCTTCCAGCGCAGCGGTCGGGGGTCCGCGCCGAGCGCCGCCTTGAGCTTCGCCCACCGCGGCTCGCTCTGCTCAAGCGAGGGCCACGGTGTCCCCTCGGCCTGCCCCTGACTCTCGATCTGCTGCTTGATGCGCAGCAGCAGCCACTTGTGCAGCTTCGGAGAGGTGTCCTGCCAGCGGGTGACACGCTCGCCAAGCTCACGCATCACCTTGGCGAGCGTGTCAGGGGTCTTGTCGGCCACGGCGCATCACCACTTGTAGCCGAGCCCGTAGGTGCGCGGCGTCTTGTTTGACGAGGTGTCCACGTTGGTGCGCGGCGAGGCCTGCCCCGCCACGAGCAGCTGGGGACGGGCGGCGAAGTCGGCGAGCAGCTTATCAAAGCGGGCCTGCCGCGCATCGCGCTCGCGCCCGCTGTATCCGATCCGCGCCATCGCCTTGGCCGCTGCGTAGGCCTTACAGGCGTCTTGCACCTGGCGCGTCGTGTTGTCGTCAAGGCCCGTGAGCGAGATGCCCGCTTTGGCCAGCACGCCTGCGAGCTGACTCCCCGCGTCCCCAAGGTAGCCCGTGAGGTCAGCGCTTGAGGGGGTGGAGGTCGCCCCGATCGAGGTCGTATCAAAGGGCAGCTCGGGCAAGACATCCTGCCACGTCAGCCCAAAGGTTGCGGTGCTCACGACTGGACCTCAGGCGCCTCGGCCCCGTCAGCCGCCGCCGCCGCCTTGACCTTCTTGGAGGTCTTCTTGGGGGAGGCGGGGGCAGCGTGGCGGGCCAGCTCCTCGGCGGGTGCGTCGCCTGAGTCGATGCCCTCGATCTTGGCGAGGATCGCAGCGGCGAGCAGAGCGCGACGCTCCCTGTCCCGCTCGGGCGAGGTCATGTGGGCGAGGTCATCGAGCTTGAGCTTGCGCGCAAAGCCTGCGAGCGTCCCGGTGGGGTAGCCCTTGGTGATGCGAGTCTTGAGGTCGTCAAGGCTCATGACGTGCGAGCTGCGGCTGCACAGGTAGGCGGCGTGTGCCGAGCTGACCTCTGCGATCTTGAAGGCGTCCCAGTAGACACCGTCCTCATCCTTGAAGCCGTCGCGGACGGCGATGATCTTGTGGCTCATGATGCGGCTCCTTGTGGAGAGAGGGGAGGGGGGGATGCACAGGCGCGGTGCGCACCGCGCCTGTGCGGTCGATCATGGGTCAGTAGGAGCCGCCCGTGATGACGTTCGTGAAGCGCACGCCGAGCGAGGCGGACGGGCGCAAGACATCGTTGTAGCGCTCGTACTGGAGCAGCGTGGCGCGCTTGCTGACCTGGCGCTCCTGCTCGACCTTGTTCTGGATCGGTGCGCCAGCAGGCTCGACGAGGATCAGGTCGCGCTTGTAGCCGAGCCACGCGTTGATCTCGAACAGGCGGCTCACCGCGGGCGTCTGGCCGAGCGCGTTGGTGTTGTACAGCTTGTCGAGGATGTGGATGAAGCGGATGTTCGGGATCTTGCGGCGCAGGTACGCCTCAAGGCTGTTGTAGTCGAGCTGGCCCGCCGAGAACATCGACGACTCCGCCTTGATGTCGGGCTGGCTCATCAGCGCCTCGGCGACGCGGCGCCCGATCACGAGCGTGTCGGCGTCGGGGGCGAACGTGCGCGACGCCTTGAGCAGATCCTCAAGCGGCGTCCCGTTGGTCTTGTCGTCCCACTCGCCAGCGCCATCCGAGTTACAGTTGAACGTGCCGTTGAGCGAGCCGGACGTGAGGGCCGTGGCCAGCGCGAAGTCCGTCTTGAAGTTCGCGACGGCGCGGCAGATGCCGAGGTGCAGGGCGATCGCGTCCTGCCCGAGCGCGCCCATGTCGTTGATCTCCTCGTCAGAGATCAACGACTTGCCGACGCGGGCGAGACAGTTGTAGGCCGCCGTGGTCATCGAGCCGCCGTGGTCCGCGACCTCGGCGAAGGGACCCACGCCGACATCCTCGGCGCGGGCGAGCGTGGTGATCGACTGGAGCACGGGGATGCTGCCAGCCAGCGTGCTGCGGTCGGTGCGCCGCGTGCAGATGGTGTCTGCCTGGGCAGGCTCGCTCGTGATGAGCTGCTGCATGATCTCGGCGACGAGGATGTTGGGGATAGAGCCGACGTTGACGCCCATCTGGGCCTCCTTTCAAAAGAAAAGCCCGATGGCGTCTGTGCGCGCATCGGGCTCTGATTGTGTTTTATGTGGGGATCAGGCGGCCCATCCGGGCCAGCGTGGGCGTGTGAGGAGGATCAGGCGTCGGCGGTCTGGCGATCGGCCAGCAGCTGCACGCGGATGACCTTGGAGCCGCTCGCCACGGGCTCCAGAGCGCGGGCGACGGCCTTGTGGCCCGTGCCGCTCGCGTACTTGACGAGCAGCGCAGCGCCGCCCATGAGCAGGTCGCCCGCGACGACCGCGCTGGACCCGCTCACGAGCACCTGCGCGACGCCGTTGACCTGCACGCCCACGTTGGCGCCGCTGTCCGCCGAGGCGGTCGCGACGCCGAACAAGACGTCCGTGTCGTCGGCGAAGTGCGCGACGAGGTTGGTGGAGATCTTGACGGGCGCGTACTGGTTGACCGCAGCGCTCGTCACCTTGTTGATGATGTAACCGTCCATGTCCTCTATCCTTTGGGTGAGGTGGGTTGTTTATGTCCCGTGGTGGGTTGTGTGTGAGTCGGGAGCGGTCAGCCCCAGACGGCGGCCTTTGCCTGCTTGTACTCATCCTCGCTGACGCTGTGCCAATCCACGCCCTTGGTGGAGAGGTACTTGGTCAGCGGCAGGCCCGGCGTGACGTTCTCGCGCTTGGCCTGCTCGCAGAGCTGCTTGAGCGTGGAGGTGCCCGTCGCCGACGCGCTGCCCTGCTGGCCACGCTCCGGGGTGGTGGTGGGCGCCTGCTTGCCGCCTGCCGCCGCCGCCTCGGACAGCATCTTGAGGGTGTCGCGATAGACCCCCTCGTCTGCCTCGGAGAGCGCGACCAGGCGCTTGATCTTCGCCTCGTCCGCCTTGGGCATGACAGCGCGGATCTCGGCGCGGGCCTTGCTCTCGCGCAGCGTCTTGTTCTCAGCCTTGAGGCTGCGGACCTGCTCGGCCAGCGCCATCTCCTCGGGCTTCTCCTCGGCGGGCGCATCAGCCATCGCCGCAGGCTCCTCATCCTTGTCAGCGCCCATCAGCTCCATCATGCGCTGGAGCAGCGAGCGCACCTCGCCCATGTCACGCTTGACGTCGCCCATCTCATAGGGCGGCTCTGCCAGCTCCTGATCCATCGGCTCGCTCTCCTCGCCGCCCTCAGGCACGGGCACCACGATCAGCTCATCGTCCATTCTCTTGACCTCCTCTCTGCGCGCAAGCCCTTCGGACAGCGCGTAAAATGTACCTGCGACAGGTACTTGTTTCATATGTGGCACGCCGACAAACGAGAGCTCGCGCATCGCACGCGCCCACGTCTGCCCGGTGCTGTCGGTCCAGCCCGTGTAAAACGAGGGCGACCAGTGCGGCAGGTGCCCATCATCAAAGGCTTGCTCCCATCCGCCCGCGAACTCGACCACGGCGTCAATACCCGCCTCGGTGGCGATGAGATCGAGCAGCAGGCCGTAGGAGATCCCCTCGTCGGTGTGCTTGCGCCAGATGGGGACATAGTACCCATCCGCCGCCCGCGCCGCGAGGTAGGCCTTGTGGTCCTCGTAGAACTGGCCATCGACCAGGAAGTCCCCGTCCTCGTGGACGACAGGCCCCCACGCGAAGATCTGGAAGCGGCGGCGGCTCGCCTCGCCAAGCTTGTGCAGGGTCATGTCTCCACCTTGAGCGCGTCCGCGACGCCGGCAGGCACGCGGTAGATCCAGACGCAGCGGCACCGCTCCCCGCCCTTGCAGCGGTTCGGCGGTGAGAGGTCGCGGTAGCGCTTGCTGCCCACGAGCACCTGCACGCCATCGAGCGCGGCGCAGGTCTCGCAGGTCGCGGGGTCCAGCACCGCCGAGCGCTCCGCGATGATGCGGGGCGTCTGCTCGGTGCGCTCCTTGATGGCCTCAAGCACGGACCGGATCATGCGATCGCGCCCCGCGTTGAAGGCGCCAGAGACGGCGCGTGAGGCGATGAGCGAGAGCGTCGCCGTCGCGAGGATGGGCACCGCGAGGCGTGAGGAGCCGCGCTCCCGCTCGACCTGCGAGGATGACATGAGACCAAGCGTGCGGGAGGTCATCTCGTCTGCGACGTTGGCGGCGAGCAGCGAGAGCTCAGGTGTGACCGCGAAGGGGATGTTGAGCTTGACGCCGAGCTGTTGCCCGAGCTGCACACCTGCGCGCTCGCCCACCCGCTCGATCACGAGCTGCACTGCCTCAAGGTAGCGAGGCTGGTACTCGGCGCGGATCTGCTCGCGGTCCTCAAGCAGGTCGCTCTCCTCCTCGTTGTCGCGGATCAGCTCACGCCAGCGTCGCTGCTGGTCGCGCTGGATCTGCCCAAACGCCTTCGCAAGCTCCGCCTCTGCCTCATCCATGATGGCGGCGGCGGCAGGCGGCCAGTCGCTCTCCGCGAGCTGCACAAGCTCACCCTGCGCGAGCGCGTCGGCAAGCTCATGAAGTTCGTGATCATCACACCCACAGTCAGCACCATGCTCGGCGTTAAGCGTGGGCGCATCAGCCGCCGCCGCCTGATCTTCGGGCGGGGTAACGTTCTCGGGCTTGGTGCCGATGAGCTCACGCGCTGCATCCTCGCTGACCAGGAGCGCACGCTTGAGCGTCGCGACGCCTGACTCCTCGCTGATATCACCAGCCCAGACGGCCTTGATGATCTCCAGCATGGACGAGATCTGCGCGCCGTTGAGCGCGGTGTCTTGCACGCTCTGAGCGGCGGCAGGCAGGCCGGGCGCCGCATCAACGGAGGCCTCCGGCGTATCCTCGGAGCGGTAGGCATCCGCAGCCTCGAACGCATCCGAGGGCAGGCCCATGAGCTTGAGCCCAAGCTGCTGGGCAGCACGCGGCCAGCTGCCAGCCTGCGCCATGAAGGAGCCGAGATCAGCGATCAGGCGCGAGGCGTCAGCGGCCCCGCCGACCTGCCACTTGATCTGCGGGTACTGCGGGAGCGTCCACCCACGAGAGCGCAGCAGGTCGCGCACGAGCCCGTTGAGCGAGCGCGTGATGATCTGCGCGTAGTATGGGGCGGAGCGCAGGAGCTGGTTGTCTTGCACCTCAGCGAGCGCGTAGGAGCCGTGGGCGCCCTGCCCGAGCAGCGAGCCCTGGTTGCTGAAGGCGAGCATGATCTGCTTGTCGCAGTACTCCAGCTGGCCGAGCAGGTCGGGCATCGTGCCGGGAGGGCCGAGGTAGGCAGCGTCAAGCCCCGGAGGCGCGGCGAGCGTGGGGGTCTCCAGCGCTCGCATCGTCTCAAGGATCGACATGAAGTTGTCCCACTGCTCCTGCGAGGGGTTAAAGCCCGGCAGATCCTTGAGCCCCGCATCCACCTTGGCGAGCAGGACGGGCGACCCGAAGCGCTCCGCCGCCGCCGCCGCGATGGTGAGCAGCAGCTTCTTGTAGGTGATGAGCGTGTCGATGGGACGCGTCGGGGGGATGCCCTCGAAGTTGTTACCCCGACCGCCGAGCGTGTTGAGCAGGACGCGGCGCGAGGTGAGCGTGTCGCCCCACGCGGGCAGGACGTAGGTGGAGCC